GGTCATCTTCGACGACGTTCGCTTCGCAAACGAAGCCGTGGCTATCCGGAACGCCGGCGGAAAGGTTTACCGGGTAAGCCGAAAGGGATTTGAAGTATCAAATGATAACCATATATCGGAACTCGGCCTGCCCGAGGAGCTGATCGACGGGGAGGTGGAAGTATGACCGACGAACACGCCGACCCGGACGACATAAAACAGGACTGGCTCGACCGCCAAGCCCGCGAGGGCTGGACAACCTGTCGAGTATGCGGGACGACCCTGCACGATGACGACGTAGCCGAAGGAACGACCTGCCTATGCCCCGACGACGAGATGTAGAGCGTATGGCCGCAGACGCTCGAATAGCGAACATGCTTCGCCGGAATCCGGGCAAGCCCTTTTCCGCCTCGGAAATCGCCGAGACTGCCGGGCTTTCCCCGCGAACCATTCAGCGAGCCGAGAAGTCGGCTCTGCGAAAACTTCGGCGATTCCACGGCGGTACGCTTTCCGAATTTATTAATACCATATGCGATGAAACTAAATAGTCCGTTTATTAACTTCCTCCAGAATTACGAGGCTACTGGCTATCATAATTTTATTTTAGCTTTTACGCTTCGAGTGGCCCAAGTGCTTCCGGAATTTGACGAGGCATATGCCTACTGCGAAAAGATTTTGGCCAACGTCCAAAGGCGTCCCCTCCAACCCGCCGAGCTGACGAATGCATTGGCTGGGGCTTACGCCAGAATTGCTCGGGACGACGTGGGCATTGGCCCTCGCCGGGAGTCGGTCGAGCCGACAGGAGATGTAGCAAAACACTACGGCAAGCCGGGTTCGGTCGAGATGTTAAAGGTCAAATCCTGTCAGGACTTCCTTTACGGAGACAAAACCGGCGAACTCCTGCTCGACCTGTTCGAGCCGGACGAATGGATTTCCATCGCCAAGAACGCCTTCGACTCGGAAGGCTCGGTCAAGACGGCCCTCGAATGGTCGGCTTGCCCGGACCTAGCTCGCTACGAATTTATTTGCCCGAATGTCTTCCAGCCCGGAACGGATTCCAGACGAAAGGAACACGCCTCCGGCTGGCGTTACATGGTCCACGAGATGGACGATCCCGGCGTAGACTTTGATCAGCAGGTCGGCCCAATCTTAGCCCTCGGCGAAATCCTCCCGCTCAAGCTTGTAACTTTCTCCGCCGGCAAAAGCCTACATGCATGGTACTCGATGAAAAACCATCGGGACAAGGCCCGCGAGTTTCTCGATGCCTCCCAAAGGCTAGGAGGCGATCCGGCCTTCGAGCGATTCACCCAACTTTCACGCCTGCCCGGAGGCACTCGCCCCGGCAAAGGTAGACAGACCATCCTATATCATTCCCGACTAAATGAAGATTCCTCCGAACCATGAGCTTTACAATGCGATAAATTACGCTATCGCCAATCCTCCAGTCCCCAGCCAGCCGAGCCAGACGACCGGCCAGCCCCAGCAGGCCCAGACTTTCACCGAGCAGACGCCCTACGTAGCCCATCCCTCGGACATACCTCCAGCCACTAAGCCCCTGCCCGAAATCTGGGACTGGGATCGCCTTATGGAGGAGGCCGAGAAGCCTATGCCTCCGGAAATTTTGAAAGACCTGCTCTGGAAGGGATGCCGGATGTCGGTGGAAGGCAGCTCGAAGGCCGGCAAGACGTGGACCCTCATGAACCTCGGCCTAGCCGCCGTCCAAGGGACGAGCTGGATGGGCATCGAGGTAGTGAAGCCCTGTCGAGTCCTCTACATGGATTTCGAGCTTCTCAGTCGTATGGCCGCCGGTCGGGTACAGATGATTAAAAAGGCTTTGAATTTCGGACGCCAGCCGAACTTCCACTACTGGCCACTTCGCGGCTCCTGCTACGAGTTCGCCCGCCTCAAAGAGCATCTTCTGGTCAGCGGCCGGCAGAAAGCCTATGATCTAGTCATCGTCGATCCCTACTATAAAGCCGCCGCCGGCCTAGACGAGAACTCCGTGGCCGACGTCACGCTCATCCTTCGAGAGATCGAAAAGTTTTCCGAGGAAACGGAAACGGCCATCGTCTATGCCCACCATTATTCCAAGGGAAACAAGTCGGACATCGACGCCATCGACCGGGGAGCCGGCTCCGGGGCATTCGCCCGCGATCCGGACGCCAAGGTCATGCTGACTCGCCACATGGAGAAGGATTGCCTGACCGTAGAGCCAATGACTCGCTACGCCACTTGCCCGGATTCCATCGTAGTGGAAACTACCTTCCCGACTTTCAAGCAGCGGAACGACCTCGATCCCGACGACCTTTACAACCCGGCCAAGCTGGAAGCCTACGAGCGGAAGCGGGACGGCGCGAAGCCCGGAGCCTCCGAAGGCCAGCCCTTCTGAATCCTTCGATTCCCCTAAACGACTGATACTCAGCCTGTCCGAACTTTTTGACAGACGAACCGTTCCGTATTTGCTTGTCAACGTACCAATAAGCCCCCCCCACCTTATCGGAACATCCCGCCTGTCAAAGGGGCAATAAGGCCCACCCCCTTATCGCCCCCCCGTTTTCCTAGTAAATCAGAGGGATTCCTCCGAATTTGCCGGCACATGAAAACACGGGTAAGCCTCGCTTCCGCCTAGCCCGCGAGTCTTCGGACTCCCGGCTCTCCGGCCTGACGCTTTGACGCTTTGCCTGCTGATCCGGATATCCGGGCATGGCTCGCCCTTCGGGCTTCGCACAGGCTTTCTCCGGTCTTGCTTTTTCTACAGGGAATCATGCATACCCAGTGCCTGCCGGTAGGACGTTGAGACGTTGTGGACCCTCTAAGGAGGCCACAACGTTTTGTCGAGACGGCCTCTGCCGACAAAGCCGGCCTTGTCGGAGGCAACAGGCTGGCCAAGTATGACCGAGATTCCCGGTAGGGCTGGTAAGTGAATTTTACTCCTACAGGTCAACCTGTCAACCCTCTAATTCGCTTTCCCTGTATCCATCCACTCGGTAGACAGGCACTCGCTTCTGCCGGTTTGCCGGCTCGCCGGAGGCCCGCAATACGAACTACCCCTAACAAAGAGATCCATAACGAAACAACTTGAACTCTCAACATCGCTCCGCTGGCCGGCAGGAGTCCGGCGGCGGACCATGCATTTATTCGGCCGGACTTCAATTAGACATGTACGCTTTTGCGTACGTGGTCGGATTAGAAACTATATAGGCGCACACTTAAAAAGGCGCGCGCCTATATAGTTTGCCGCTCGCAAAGCCCAGTTGGAACGTGGCGGCGGGCATTTAATGCCGCCCGCCACCTCGATGCCTTGCAAAATCTTAGCCCTCGCAAAGCAAAGAATATATATAGGGCTTTGCTTTGCGACTCGACTTCGCAAAGTCCTCGCAAAGTCTCGCAAAGCCGACCACCTAAAACCTGCATGAATACTAGGATTCCTCGCAAAGCCGCCTCTTTGCGACTCCCGAAACGCCGGATCAGACCCGGCAAACAGGTTCAGACCCGGTCGGACCGGTCAGGACTTGGGCGGATCGGAAGGAGTAGGTGGAGAGGCTGGGTCTGCCGGAGTAGGTGGGTCTGCCGGCAGGTCCACCACTTCAGCCTCGATCACCTCGGCCCGCTTCATCTCATCCAGCTCGGCCTTGACCTCGTCCAGCGTGACGGTTCGCTTGACCTCGATGACCTGCGAAGGCTCGCCGTCCGCCGCCCTCGCCTTATCTATTAATATACCCGTGGCGATTGGCAGTACTCCATCCGGAATCTTATCGGCCTCGAGGCGTTCGATATATTTCTCCACCGAGGATTGAGCGGCGTATCCGATTAGCCCCTGCATCACCTGCTTGCATTGGGCGATGATCTCCTTCTCCCGGCTTCGGACTACTGCGATGGTATTCGGCGAAACTTTGTACTTGGCCTTGAGCCGGGTCAGCGGCGTACCTTCGACCAGCCCTTGAACGATGCCGGCGTAGGCATCCGGGCGTTTCTCCTTCAAGCCAGCCGCAGTGTAGACACTCGGGCAAGTCTCCTCGACTGTCATCTGGGCAGGTAGATTCCTAGCTTCGTAGTGGACTCGTTTCTTCTTAGTAGGCATGGCTCTGTAATCGGTGCATGTAGTTTAAAAGAGTTTATAAATACCTGCACCCAAAAAGACAATTAGACATAATCACTCTTGTGCGAAGTTTGCCTTTGTTGATTATCAGCACTTTACGCAGATCAGCCTGCACAACGGCCACATTCGAGCGGATTGTGCAACGCATTTTTTGGCTCAGGCAGGGGGGGAGGGGGGTCCGGTTCGCCGGGCTGCCGGCTCGCCGACCGATTAGCCGCCTCGAAAAAATTTGGGCAATTGGAATCGACGACCCGCAAGTTGCCCCGGTCGATGAAATGGCAGCCGACCGCTCTATCCCCAACCGGCGAAGCTCTAACCTCATCCCCGCTTGCCCAGCCTCGAATGACAAACTGGCCTTCCATTATGTAGCCTATCTTTTCGATTAAAACATAAACGTCGTAGTGGTTCGACTTGGATCGGACTAGAAGATTGCTAGTCGGCGAGTCTATTGTCTTCACGTCGACGGTCTTATTGCTATGGAGGTAGAAGTCGGCCTCTCCGGAACGGACGCCGAAGTCCGTACAAAGGTTAAATGCCTTTGCGAATGCCAGCTCGCCGGCGGCCCCTAATAATTCTTTTTCCAGCATTTCCTCGTAGTTTTTTCCGGAGGACTGATCGACCCGCCCGAGTTCCCGGCAACGCGCCCGGCGATCACGGGCTAGATGGTCCGCCATATTCATATATCCCTCATCTAGGAATACCAGCATCCCACCAGTATAACGCACTCTCGCCAAACCGCGACATTCAATGTCGCAAATAGGAGTTTAGGTAATATAATGTAAGCGTGGCCCTGAACTGGACATCTCACCCGGCTCTCCCGATTCTTTCTCCGAAGGAAATGAAGGCCATGTCTGCGGAGAAAATCTTGGCCTATTATAATAGACGCGAGGCGGCCATAGCGGCGGAGAGGGAAAGTCCTTACGATTTTGGCTTCGAGCTTGGGCCGTGGAAGACCGCCGACGAGCAGCTTGCGAGTCATTCGGAACTCTTGCTTATGGGCGGGAATCGTGCTGGGAAATCGGAGCTATGCGCCAAGCGTGTAGTTCAATGCCTGACCGAAAACCCCGGAACTGTCATCTGGTGCTTAACCGAGACTTCGGCCAACTCCATCCAGTTTCAGCAAGCCCTCGTTTTCAAATACCTGAAGCCGGAGCATAAGCGTCTGGGTCGAACTCCGACCGGATATTTGACCTACTCGATAAAGAACGGCTTTACGGCGGCCAAGTTCGTACTCCCAAATAAGAGTGTCGCGGTATTCCGTAACTGGTCGCAGGATATCAGCACAATAGAGGGCGGCGAAATCGGCTGCCCGGAGCCTCCGGTAAACGGCACGCACAACATCGGTTTTTGGGCGGACGAGCTTTGTCCCCTCCCTTGGGTCGAAACACTTCGCTATCGCTGCGTCACACGTTCGCATAGGGAGGCTGACGGCGTAGTTCGCTCGGCCAAGGGGCTGATCAGCTTCACCGCCGTGGACGGCTGGAATCCAACCGTGAAAAGCCTGCTTACCGGGGCGAGGACGGTCAAGTCCACCGAGGCGGACCTTTTGCCGGGCGAGACAGTCCCGCTGGTCCAGCAGCCACTTCGCAAGGCATCCTCGATAGTGTACTTCCATACGGCTGAAAATCCCTTTGGCGGCTGGGAGGCGATGAAGGCAACGCTGGACGGGGAGAAGCGGGAGGTAATCTTGTGCAGGGCATACGGCGTACCGGTCAAAGCCTCGCGGGCAATCTTCCCGCTACTTTCGGACAAGAACTACATGGAGCCGGAAAAGATTCCCATCTTGGCCGACCCAGAGAGCAATCCTGCGACATGGGTATTGAGCATCGACCCGGCGGGGGCGAAGCCGTGGAGCATGATTCTAATCGGCATCGACGCCCACGGAGTTGCATGGGTAGTGAAGGAATTTCCGGACTTCGGCAACTTCGGGGCATGGATCGACCTGACTGGCGGGGACAAGCTTCGCGGGGGCGAGGCGAGCAAGCCGAACGGCTACGGGATACTGGACTACTGCGAAATCATTCGAGAGATGGAGGGCGACAGGAAATGTCATCGGATAATCGACCCTCGCCTCGGGGCGGCCAGCTATCAGAAGGCCGAGGGCAGCTCGAACATCATCGACGATCTGCTGGACGAGAATTTGACGGCCTACCCGGCGGAGGCTTTGGACATCGAGACTGGGCTTCAGGCGATCAACAACTTGCTGGCATGGAAGCCGGAGGAGCCAATGAGCTTGGAGAACAAGCCTCGGCTAATGATTTCGGAGGAATGCCAGAACACGATTTCCTGTATGCAGGAATATCAGGTCGGCGACTTGAAGCACCCGGCCAAGGACTTCGTTGACTGCATTCGCATGTTCGCGGTCGGGGCGTTCGAGTACTTCGAGGATGAGGACATGGCGATTAGCAAACCTAGAGGATATTAATTATGGGAAAGATAACCGAAGAGGAGGAATTGAAAATCGTGGCCTTGCGGGAAGCCGGCATGAGCTGGGCCAAGCTTGCCGCCGAGAGCGGCTATGCTCGCTCGACCTGCCAAGCGGTCGTAAAGCGTATGAGTGGCAAGCCGCCCCCGCCGCCTCCGCCGGACCTAACGCCCAAGCCGGTCGAAGCCAGAGTGCTGAAAAAATACCCGAACCCTCGTTTGATTGGTATTTATTTCGGGGAGCGTAGCGATCCGGACATGGCCAAGTGCGTGGTCCGGCCTAATTTCAATTATCGCCCTAATTCGATAATACGGGTCATCGAGTGCGAATATGAGCCGGGACTCTACCGTCTTGCTTGAAACACTCGAAGAGCGGAATCGCAGGCTGGACGCCCTGCTCGCTTCGATGGTCGTCGAGGAGGGCTTGGCCGTCTTGAAAGGCCGCGAGCCTCGCCAGTATTCGCTCGATCAGATTGCGGACTTCACCGGCGTATCCAACGACACTATCCAGCGAATCGAGGCGAAGGCTTTGAGAAAATTACATTTAAAAATGGTAAGGTAAAATATGGAAACAAGCGAAAAGGACTTGCAGGAATTTGATCGGGACAGTCCCGACGTAGACTTTTTAAAATCCGATCTGGAGCGATGCCGGAACAATCTTAGCTACTGGCAGAGCAAGGCCGAGGAGGCTCGCGAGAGTCGCCGGAACGAGTGGCCGGGCAAGGGAAGGAACGGCCAGAAGGAAGGGCAGGGGGCATTCCCTTGGCAGGGTGCTTCGGACCTAGAACCGAATCTAATCAATCCTTTGATCGACGGGGACGTTGCCCTGCTTACGAGCAGTTTGAACAAGGGCAATCTTTTGGCCTCGCCGATCGAGTCGGGCGACATTCCGACCGCCAAGACCGTAACGGACTTTATGCGCTGGCGGCTCGACTCGATGTCGGAGCTGCCTCGAGAGGCGGGAGTCGCGGCGAATCTTCTACTCGAACAGGGCATTGCCTTCTTGGGCATCTATTGGAAGCGGGAAGTGAAACGGATTTATCAGCCTATCACAATGGGCGAGATCGAGCAGCAAGCCCCGGAAGTGGCGGCGGCCATCCTCGATCCCGACATGAAGGAAACAGTTTCGGAAATGTTGCAGGGCGTTTTTCCAAAGCTTCGCAAGACGCGGATTACCCGGATGGTGAACGAGCTTCGGAAGGACGGCGTTACTGAAATTCCCTCGGAGAAAGTCACGGCCAATCGTCCATCGGTTAAGGCTTACGAGCTGGGCAGGGATTTGATCGTGGACTCGAACGTGCTGGATTTGCAGGCGGCCAGAGCGGTCTACTGCGTCCATTATCTAACGCCCGAGCAGGCCAAGGAAATGGTCCTTACCGGGAACTGGAGTTCCGAGTTCGTCCAGGATTGTATTGAGAATAGCCAAGGCGATTTCCCCGCTCAAAATACCGAGATGTTCAATACCTACGTCACCGGCGGCTACGGCTCGTTCGACCAGTACGAGGGGCTTATTCGTCTCATTACCTGCTATCGGAAGGAGATCGACGAGGATGGCGTTCCTATTTGCACCACAACCATTTTCAGCGAGACGGTCGAGGGCTTCGCGAAGTACTCAACCGAGATGTACGGAGACGGCTATCCGTTCGTCGCGATTACTCGCGAGCATTTGAGCCGGAGACTGTTCGATAGTCGAGGCTATCCCGAATTGCTTCGCTCGTATCAGCTCGCGGTCAAGACGGAATTAGATAGTCGAAGAGATCGCGCCTCTATGTCAACCGTTCCGCCTATGGAAGTGCTTGCCGGCAGAAAGCCCGAGCAAGTTGGGCCGGGTTCGGTTATCCCTGTCCGCCGGCGTGGCGAAGTAGGATTTATGGAAATCCCTCGCTACTCGCCTGCCTCGATGGAGGTGGAAATGCAGCTTCGCCAATTGGCCGATAAAGTGACTGGTCGGGCGACTAGCGAAGCGGATGCCGTCGAGGCTAACGTGATGAGACAAGCGTTAGTCAACAACTGGCTGCACGGCTGGACGCAGGTACTTCGCCAGTTCTGGGCGATGGAGCGTCAGTATGGAAATCCGGAACAGTGGTTCAGAGTCACTGGCTCGGAGCAGGGCGTTCAGCTACTCATGGACCAGACTGCCGACGAGTATGACTTTCAGATTTCATGGAATGCCAACAACGCCGACGAAGCTGCGGTAGTGAAAAAGCTGGAGACTGTCGGGCAAGTGCTTTCGCAGTACGACCGGCAGGGCCAAGCTCGCTACGATGCGTTCCTGCAAACTTTCTTGGAGGCCATCGATCCGGGTCTGGCCTCGAAGCTGATAGCTCCAGCCGAGGAGGCTACGAACAAGGAGGTCATGGAGACTTCCGAGGATATCGCGAAAATCTTCAGCGGGCAGGTCGTCAACGCTCCCGAGAGCGCCAACGTTCAGCTCCGCCTCCAAATGCTCCAGCAGTATCTTCAAGGAACGGAAGAAATTCCCGCTTCGGACATTCAGGAGAGAATGCAGACCGACGAACAGTTTGCGGCCAGACTTCAGAACTACGCTTCGCAATTAGAGTTTCAGCAGACTCAACAGAGGAACGCTTTAACGGGCCAGCTAGGAGCGCCGCCCGGCAACGTTCCGGCAACAGGCTAATGGGCCATGTTCAGAAGGAACTCTATTGGCTGGTAGTTTTCATTTTGTTTTTCGTAGAGCGTGAAGCCTTGACCGACATGCTCTTTCTAATCCTCGGCCAGATTGCCAAAATCTTTTTTACATGAATCTTCAGGAAGCACTTCTTAAATTACATACACGCGAGGACTGGGACTGTATTCTCGACCACATAAAGGTCGAACTGGAGACGGCCATGCTGGATTTCCAGACTCCCGAACTTCTCGACAACCCTCAGAAGTTGGCTCGGTTGGCCGGAGAGATTTCGGCCTTCGACCGGCTGCTTCGAGTATTCAGCCATGCCGAGGAGTAATTTAACCCCGCATGAAATGTTTGCGAACGAGGTTCGGGCCTTGTTGAGCCGTTACCTCGAAGAGTCCGACCTGGAGGAAGGGACGATGGCCGAAATCATGCAACACGTACTCGGCCAATGGATGGACGAGGACGTAGTCGACTTTTCGAGCGACATCGACTTAGAGGATGACGGCTGACTATCGTGATTCGGCAAAGAGTCAGGGCAGTTATTACGAGAGCCTCTTTACGACTGAATGCCTGAAACGGGGCATCGCGGTTAGCCAACCCGAGGGGGATTATTTGCCTTATGACGTCATTACCGACACTCGGCTCGGCCTGAAGCGAGTACAGGTCAAGGGGACGCGTTACCGCGAGAATAGCGGATACAAAGTGGTCATCGCCAGTTATGCCCCGGACGCCTTCGACTTCATGGCTCTCTACGTCGATGTTCCGGACTTCCGGACTTGGTACGTTTTTCCGAAGGAGCTGACGGGGAAAGCCAAGGCGGTAAAACTGTTCCCGCACAACCCGACCAGCAAGGGCCGATACGAGCCTTACAAGGCCGCCTTCCACCTGCTTTAAGTTTCCTGAGAAAGTAGCCGGCCAAGGTGCTAATATAAAAGTTGGCGGGTAACACCGCAGGTAAGACGGCGAACTTCTTAAAACGCAGAAAATGGATACGGAAACAATTACCGAGGCTCCGGGTAACGATTCGGGAGCAGAAGATAACGCAGGCAATCCGACCACGGTCGAGGAATTGGCGAACTCATTCATTGAGCGAGTCGAAGAATCGCCCGAACCGGAGACGACCGATTCCGAGGCCGGTGAGACGGCAGAAGCGGAAGAGGGAGACGCCGAAGCAGAAGACGTTCTTTCACAGTCTAGTCAGTCCGAGGAAGCAGAGGAGGAGGAAACGGAAGCCGAAGAAGAGGCCGAAGAAGAATCCACCGAAGGACCGCCCAAAGGGGTAGGGAAGCTTTTAAAGCAGGTCGGTAAACTTACCGCCCGAGCCAAGAGCGCCGAGGAAAGGGTCGAGGCCATGCAGGCCAAGATCGCAGCACTCGAATCCCAACCGCAAAAGGCCGAACCGCAAGGTTCGCCGGTTCTGGAGGAAGTCGCAAACTTCGACGATCTGGAAAAGGTCCGACAAGAGGCGATCGCCGCCAAGAAATGGGCCGTTCAGCATCTGGGAAAGGACTACGTCGAAGACGGGGAAAAGGAATATAGCGGGGACGAGGTCCGCGAGATATTCGCTGCCGCCGACGAGTACCTGACCGAGAAGATTCCTCAGCGGGCAGGATTTCTCAAAGCCAAGGCCGAGAGCGATGCGAGATCAAGAGAGGTATTCGACTTCTGGGACAACCCGGAGGACGAAGCGAACCAGCTTTACCAGCAGGTTCTAGCCGATCCGAGATACGCCTCGCTTAACGCACTGCCGAACAGAGATTTCGTCATGGGTTTAATCGTCGAGGGATTTCGGTCCGTTAACGCGAAAGCCGAAGCCAAGGGAAAAAAGCCGGCCAAAAAGAAGCCGGCAAAAACTCCGCCGGCAACGCTCGAAGAATCAGTGGCTCCGCCGCCAACGCCGAAGACAGACAGACAGGATAAGAAAATCAAAGCCGCTATCGCACAGGGGAATATCAGCCCCGAAAAGTTCGCCGAATTACTAACTTAATATCTTTAAAAAAATTCTAGGAGGAAAATCAAAAAATGAGTGTAGCCACTTCGTATAATGTAACAAGTACACAAGGCGCTAGAGAAGACCTCGCAAATATTTTGCGCTTCGTTTCGCCCTCAACCACTCCAATGTATTCTACATTGAAGCAATCCGCAGCTCCCAAGGCCGTCCTTACGGAATGGCTTGGGGATGTCCTCGCCAGCCCTGATGCCAATGGCGTCATCGACGGCGTAGACATGAGCTTCAACGCAGACTTTACGGACCAGATCAATTCCCGAGTTCGCCTCGGCAATCGAGTCCAGACGGTTCGCCGAGCCTACGCTGTTTCGCGCCAAGCTCAGATGATCGACGTAGCCCCCGGAGAGAGCCTCATGGCCGCCTCCAAGGCAAAGTCGCTCACCGAGCTGAAAACTGATATAGAAACGATTATCGGTTCTGGGGCTTCTCAAGTAGCCGGGTCCGGTTCAGTAGCCGCTAAGTCGCAAGGCTTGGGCGTCTGGTCCGATCCTTCTGCCGCAGTTGCCGACGTTCCCGCAAGCGTATTGTCCGTAAGCGGTTCACGCTTCAACTACAGTTCCGGTTCAGCTATGACCGAAGCGAATTTCCGCTCGGTATTGCAAGCCGTTTACGAAGCCTCCGGATCGAAGACCGACTATCGTTTATTCGCCGGCCCGGCCATCGTGAACGCGATCTCGGACATGTCTAGAGCCAACGCTAATTCTGCGGCTTTCAACCAAGAAGTAGGCGGAGGTCGATTGACCCTCAGTATTACTGAGTATCAATCAGATTACGGATCGGTGAAATGTATACCTGACCTCTTCTTAGGGCGCGAGGTAGGTTCTGCCATCACTTCGTCTTCGACCGACAATCCTGCCATCATTACGACTACTGCGGCCCACGGGCTTACGACCGGCGACACTGTTACTATCAGCGGAGTTACTGGGAATGATGCAATCAACGGGACGTTTGTCATAACAGTAACGGCTCCGACGACATTTACCATAACTGGCCAAACCGGGGCTGCCGGAGCTGGAACAGGCGGACTCTGGACCAGAGGCTACAACACTGATGACGGCGTCCTCAACTCGAATCGAGCGTACTTGATTCCGGGCGACGACACGGTCAGCTTGAAGTTCCTCGAAGGCATCACCACTCAGAATTTGCCAGACTTGGCAGCCGGTCCGAGGGCATTCGTAGAAGCCATGATTTCACTTTGCGTGACTAACCCTCGCGCACTTGGTTCGATCATATAGTTCATAGTTTAGGGATGGGTTTACGGGGGCCGGCTTTGGGGAAGGCCGGCCCCCTTTTCTTTCAACAAACAAACAATCGGAATGAGCGTTAACATCATAGTAAAAAAAGGTTCTAGCGGAAGAGTCAGCG